TTGTAAGTTATGTGGACAGCTCTTGTTGGACCCATTGCAAACTTGGCTCAGAACTGGCTCGCTAACCGACACGAGAAGTCACAAGCCAAACACGTAGCTCAGATGAAAGTCATTGAGAACACAGCTACGTGGGAACAACACATGGCTGAAGCTAGTGGGAGGTCATGGAAAGACGAATGGTTCACCGTTGTTCTCTCCCTGCCCTTACTGGCGGTTTGCTACGGAGTAGCTATGGATGACCTGAGTATTATGCAGCGGGTAGGTATAGCGTTTACTGAGCTAGACAAACTACCTGAGTACTACCAGTATTTACTGTTTGTTGCTGTCACAGCCAGCTTTGGCATACGTGGCGCTGACAAGCTAATGAAGATGAAAGGTAAGTAATATGGCTGTTACTGCCGAAGACATAAAAAAACTTTACCGGGAGTACTTAGGTCGAGAGCCTCTGCAGTCGGGTATTGACGCTTGGCAAGCTACTGGACAGCCTTTGAGTCAAATAGCTACTGGTATTTCTCAGTCTCCAGAAGCTGCGGTTTACAGAACGTACCAACAAACCCTTGGTCGTGACCCAGAGATGGAAGAGCGGGTGGCGTGGGTTAATCAGATTAACGCCACAGGGTCTGTACAACAAGCTGTAGACGCTATTGCTACATCTCAAGAAGCTCAGACAAGGCAGGGAATGCTTACTGGTGGTTTTGATAATAACGAACTTGGGGACCAAACGCCCGCCAACATAGGACTTCTTGAGCAGTTTAACATAATTTTGTCAAAGTACCTTGAAGGTCAAGACGCTGATGACATGGATCGTGTTGATCGTCAAAATGCTATTAAAGAGTGGACAGATGCTTTAGCAACAGGAGACATGGATGTAATTAAAGCTGTTGACGTTTCTGACCTTGAAGATATACCGGGGTGGTCAGAGTACTACTCTAGTGTTATTGGTACAACTGAAGGCACAACAACAGAAGATACAGAATTAGGCGATTTAGATAAAAATACATCAGACGAAGACATAAAACAAATACTGCGTGACAACGGGTACTCTGAAGAAGCTATAAAAATAATTTTTGAGGGTGAAGTAAACAACGACAAATTCAAAGGTAACAATGTACTGTCTAATGCCCTTTGTGACATTGGGTACAGCAACTGTAGTGATTGGAGTGTTACTGCTAAATATCCTGACGGCACTGCATGTCAAAACACTGACGGTAAAGGCACTTATAAAAACGGTGAGTGCGTTACTGACACTTCAGAAGGAACTCCATGTTCGACTTACTCAAGCGAAACTGGTCGAGTAGAAGGAAGAAGAGGACCAAACGGAGAGTGTATTCCTTTTAGTTCTAGCGACGATGACGACGACTCTAGTAGTGGTGTCGACTGTACAGTTATTGACCAAGGAAATGCTAGTGAGTGCGGATACGAAATAACCAGTGACGGTCAGCTTGTACCAATAGATTTAGGCAAAGACCCAGACAGCTATCCTGAGTATGAAGACTGTGGTAATGGTATATTTGCATTAACAGGAGAATGTCCTGAAACAGATCCCAGCTTAAGGCAGCTAATTGAAGAATACGGAAGGGAAGCCGTCGAAGACGCTCAGAAAAAGCTAAAAGAGCTTGAGACTGTCTTTGGTAAAGTCATAGACGACCCTCTTGGTACGTTAGAAGAAATTATTAGAAAAACGTCAAGTGCTTCTTCTGGGTCTATTTGTGCAGGCTCTGATCTACCTGAATGGGTGCGAGAGTGTGTAACTGTTGGTGTAGGCATTGGTTTGCCTTTACCTCTACCCGGACCCTTGGGAACTATCTTCAAGGGAGCAACAGTTGGTGACATTGAAAAAGCCATTAAAGAAGCAGGCCACGACATTGGAAAAATCTTAAGCGGCGAGACTTCTATTGAAGAAGTCATGGGAGACTTGGGAGACTGGGTTGCTGAAAAAGTCGGGGATATTTTTAAAGACGCTGGCGAAGTCAGTATTGATGATGTTTTAGGAACTATCGGTAGTATTTTAGTCGGTGGTGGGTATATACTTACCCAAGGTTTGTACGACGAGTACTTTAAAGACCCAATAAACAATACTATAAATGTTCCTATTATACCTTTTACTTCTTCTCAGGAATGTCAAAATTCTGGAAGACGTACAGCAGACGCAGAAGGCAACTGTGGCGAGTGTATAGATCCTAATAAAATTTATGATGCAAGTAAGGGACAGTGTGTAGATCAAACTGAAGTTGGTTCTTATGACTGTGCTAAAGAAGAATCAAGAAAAGGCGGCACAGTAATTAATTCTTCGGAATGTGGTGAGTGTTTGGACGGGTTTGAAGAAGATGCGGAAGGCAACTGTATTCAAAAAGACACCGACATAGGAGACAACGGGCCAACTGCTGAAGAATGTTTAGAAGAAAACAAACAGCATATTGCTGGAGACGACGTTACGGACAGCTCTTGTGGTGCTTGTTTAGAAGGGTACGAACCAGACGAAGAAGGCGTCTGTGTTAAAAAAGACACTGTAACTCAAGTTGAATGTCCTGATGGAACTATGGCTGATACCTTAGAAGACTGTGGTACTTCTTCAACTCAAGTTGAATGTCCTGATGGAACTATGGCTGATACCTTAGAAGACTGTGGTACTTCTTCAACTCTAGTTGAATGTCCTGATGGGACTATGGCTAAGACTTTAGAAGACTGTGGTACTTCTTCAACTCTAGTTGAATGTCCTGATGGGACTATGGCTAAAACCTTAGAAGACTGCGGTACTTCCGTCACAACCATACAATGTCCTGAAGGAACTCCAAAGGCTGGACAAACGGTTAGTAGTTTGGACGATTGTGGCACTCCTGTCACAACCATAGAATGTCCTGAAGGAACTCCAAAGGCTGGACAAACGGTTAGTAGTTTGGACCAATGTGGTACTCTTACTCCTGACCCTTGTGAAGGACAGGGTAGCGGTAAAGTTATGAGTTCGGACGGCACGGACGAATGTGTGTGTCCTGAAGGAACTGTTGAAGACGCAAACGGCAATTGTGTTACGCCTGAAACTACCCCTAATCCGGAAAGTCCAGAAGAGGAAGAAGAAGTAAGCTCCGGTGGTGGTGGCGGAGGTGGTGGCAGTGGCGGCAGGGGGCTTTTTGCACCTTTGCCTGACTACCAACGTCAGCCCTTTGTGGCTGTACAGTACAGATCGCCCGTAAAAGCGATTACTGTTTTGGACAACTTTGTCAAAAAAGAAATGAAAGACAGTCTTTTCTCCTGATTACTAAGGAATTGTAAATGACTTACTTGAACTTAATGAACAACATATTGCGTAGGATGCGAGAAGAGACAGTGACTACTGTTTCAGAAACAACTTACTCAACTATGGTTAGTGACTACATCAACGACGCAAAACAAATTGTAGAAGAGACTGCAGACTGGTCTGCCTTACGTGCAACAATTTCTATCTCCACTACAGCCTCAGACAACACTTATTCTTTGACTGGTGGCGGAGACAGTGTAAAGGTTATGTCCGTAATAAACGACACACAGAACTGCTTCATGGAATATCAAACTAAGGACTGGTTTAATAACGCTCTGTACATAGCAGAAGATGTCGAAGGTGCACCAAAGTACTACACCTTTAACGGTCTAGACGCCAGCGGTGACACTCAGGTTCTTGTAGGGCCTACACCAGACGGTGTGTACAACTTGCGTTTTGATGTTGTAAAAAGACAAGCAGACCTAAGCGACAACGCTGACGTATTGTTAGTTCCTTCTAAGCCTGTCATTAACATGGCCTTGGCTTTGCTTGCTCGTGAGCGTGGAGAGACCGGAGGCACGTCGGTGTCGGAGTACTTTGAGATTGCTAACAAAACACTAGCAGATGCCGTAGCTTTAGACGCTGCTAAACATCCTGAAGAAATGGTATTCCATACGGTATAAATATGGCGAGTCAACTCAAAAGCATCAATCTTGTAGCTCCGGGTTTTAAAGGTATAAACACCGAAGACTCTCCGATTGCTCAAGACCCTTCGTTTGCTGAAATAGCAGATAACGCTGTTATTGACAAGCGGGGACGTGTGGCTGCTCGTAAAGGTCACGACGTAATCACCACTAACAAAACTGTTTT